GCCGTTGCAGGTGCATTACTTGGAGCCCTTGGAAATTCATCAGTTGGCCAGGCAATAGGATTAGGTAATAAAGACAACACAACAGGCAACAACACTGGCGGAGTTAATAACACATAATGGCACAAGAAACACGCACCCCAAGAAAGCAAAACGTAGGCCCTGGCATACATTTAGGAAAAGTAATAAATCATCTTGATTCGTCATTCATGGGCGGCATTGAAGTGTTGATTGCAAGTAAATCATCAGCAGGTCCTATTGAAAGTTATGTACAATGTAAGTATGCTAGTCCGTTTTATGGACAATCACCGTATGACGGACTAACAGATAACGACGGGCACGAATATACACAAAAAAGTTATGGTTTTTGGGCTGTTCCTCCAGACCCTGGCACAATGGTTATTGTAGTCATGCCAGAAGGTGATTACAGTCAAGCATATTGGATAGCGTGTGTTCCGGATCTTGGAATGAATTTTATGACTCCAGGCAACCCGGCAACAGTTTCTAATGATACTGACACTTCGTTGCCGTTACCTGTGGGCGAATATAATAAAAAACAAGAGTCGACTTACGGAATTGACTATACAAAGTATATAAAGCCTGCAAACACTGTCGAAAAAGATCGCTTAGAAGGTGCAGGATTAGAAAAAGATTGGGCACGAGGATTTAATAGTTCTAGTGCTAGGCGAGAAGCACCTAGTGCTGTCTTTGGATGGAGCACCCCTGGACCACCTGATCTTGATGGCCCTAAATATTCTTATGGAAAAGCAGGAGCAACAGTACAACGAGCCTTTAACAGACTAGGCGGATCTAGTTTTGTTATGGACGATGGAGACATGAGCTTACTTCGAAGAAAGCCTGCTAGTGGAGATGACGCAGATAAGCCGGCATATGCTAATGTCGAAAAAGGTGAATCAGACGGAGATAAAAAGATTCCAGCAAATGAGTTAATTCGTTTGCAAACAAGAAACGGTCATCAAATATTGATGCACAATTCAGAAGATTTTATATACATATCTCACGGCAGCGGCAACAGTTGGATTGAAATGACTGCTAATGGAAAAATTGATGTTTATGCGAAAGATAGTATTAGTTTTAGAACCGAAAATGATATAAACTTTTATGCTGATAGAGATATTAATTTTGAAGCAAAAAGAAATATGAATCTTAGTACAGACGGAAGTTTTTTCTTACACACTATTGGTAATTATGAATTAAAAGCAGATGCAGAAGGAAGACTAAGTGCTGATGTATCTACTAATATAAGTGCTCCTGAACACAGAGAAACAGCAGAAGGCGGTATCTTTATGAACTCGTCACCAGCTGCAACTGCCGCAGGCACAGCAACACGCCCGGTTAGAATTCCTGCACACGAGCCGTGGTCAGATCATGAAAATCTTGATCCAAAATCATTTGTTCCTGACAATACAGTTTCAGTATCAAACGATGAACGAAAGTCATTTATCAATGCTACAGAAGAAACAGCGCCTGAGTTCCCTACACTTGCAGATACATTCAAGCGTTCAACATAATAAGGTAAATATGGTATGAGTACATTAGAAAAAAGGTTATACAAGCAAATATCAATAAAAGGTAGTAACAATTCAGATAAAATTACCACAGAAAAAAGCCCAACGTATAAAGGTTTTAGTACTGTAAACGAAGAATTAAACAGTCATACACTACACGATATTGCACTTATTAAACAAGATTTAATAAATCATTTCCATATTCGCCAAGGCGAAAAACTTAGTGACCCCGAGTTTGGAACAATTATCTGGGACATACTTTTTGAACCTTTAACTGAAACAGTTAAAAATGCAATTGTTGAAAATGTGTCAAGAATTATAAATTATGATCCTCGTGTTCAAGTAAATCAAATTACTGTAGATTCATACGAAAGTGGTATTCAAGTTGAGTGTGAACTTGCATATCTACCATATTCAATAGTGGAAACACTACAGTTAAAGTTTGATGAAGATGCTGGATTTTTATCACAGTAATTATATACGCACTTATCATTATAATATAAATACTGCTATAGATAAGGAAATAGCCAATGTCGTCAACAGATAGACAAAATAGATTACTACTAGCTGAAGATTGGAAGCGTGTTTACCAGTCATTTCGAAATGCAGATTTCCAAAGTTACGACTTTGAAAATTTACGCAGAACTATGGTACAATACCTAAGGGAAAATTATCCAGAAGATTTCAACGACTATGTTGAATCTAGTGAGTATCTTGCATTAATCGATCTTATTGCGTTTTTAGGTCAAAATATTTCTTATCGTATTGACTTAAATGCTAGAGAAAACTATCTTGAACTTGCAGAGCGTAGAGAATCGGTTCTCCGCCTTGCTCGTTTACTATCGTACAATCCTAAGCGTAATCAACCAGCTAACGGCCTACTTAAAATTCAAACTATTAGAACTAGTGAAGAAGTTAGAGATAGTAATAATGTTAATTTAAAAGGTCAGTCGATTACTTGGAATGATCCTGCTAACAGTGATTGGTATGAACAATTTATTAAAGTTATGAATACCGCACTTCCGGTCAACGGAACATTTGGTCGCCCTGCTAAAAAATCAGTTATAGCAGATGTTGACACTGAACAATATAGATTTAACAGTACTAATACTGATGTTCCTACATATCAATTTAATAAAACTATCGACGGTAGAGCTGTACGTTTTGAAATTGTTTCATCGGATATTACCGACACTATTGTAGAGGAAGCACCGTTTCCAGGAAACAACTTTGCGTTTTTATATAGAGATGACGGCAAAGGACCAACAAGTTCAAATACCGGATTTTTTAGTCACTTCCGTCAAGGTACACTAGATCTAGGTATATTCACAATTACTGATTATGCTTCGAATCAAGCAGTAGCAATTGAAACACCGTTAATTAACAACTCTGATGTTTGGTTATATAGTTTAGATAGTTTAGGCAACGAACAAGAATTATGGAATAAAGTTGAGTCTATTCAAGGAAACAATGTTATCTATAATAACGTCAACAAAGAAAATAGAAATGTATATTCTGTATTAACTAGAGTTGACGATCGAGTTAGTTTAGTATTCAGTGATGGTGTGTTTGGTAATATTCCGACTGGAAAATTTAAAACATATTTTAGAACTAGTTTAAATGAGAGAGTTATAATTACTCCTAAAGATTTTAGAGGAATAACAATTTCAATTCCGTATCTTTCAAAGTTGAACAAACTAGAAACACTTTCAATAACATATAATTTACAATATACAGTTGATAACAGTGCAAACAGTGAGAGTACTGAATCGATTAAACAAAATGCACCTACTACATACTATACACAAAATAGAATGGTCACTGGTGAAGATTATCAAATTGCACCATTAGGTATTAACCAGCAAATTGTAAAAGTTAAAAGTGTTAATCGAGTTTCAAGTGGCATTAGTCGATATTTTGATTTAATTGATGCTACTAGTAAGTATAGTCAAACTACTCTTTATGCAAATGACGGTGTTGTTTATAAAGAAACTCAAAATAACAAAGATGGCTTCTCGTTTACTACTAGAACTGACGTAGAAGGTGCTGTAGAAAATACTATTGTACCTATACTAAGTGATAAAAAAATTAGAAATTATTATTTTGACAAGTTTAACAAAATTATAACAAGAGACTTAGGAGTAAATTGGGTACAAACAACAAAAGAAACTAACTTATGTACTGGTTATTTTAAAAATATTGAAGATGTCCCTTCAACACTGAGTAGTTTTACTGGATCTATTTTAAGTCTAGTTACTGTAGGGTCTCTAATTAAGGTAATAGCACCGGGATATGTTGTTAAAGATAATCCTGAAGATGTTGACAGTTCGTCTAATCACTTTAATATTAAAGGTGAATTAGTATCAGGTCCTGCAAAATTATTAGGTGATAGATATTACAAATGGGTTAAAGTTGTTAGAATTAACGGAACAGGATTTGAACCAACAGATGATGGCACAGGCGCTGTTATATTAAATGATGTTATTCCAACAGGCGCAATACTATATGAAATTAAGCCGCCACTTGCTTCTAACTTAGAAGATGGAGTGAAGCAACAAATTATCGATCAAATATTTTCTTACAAAACATTTGGATTAAGATTTGATCAAATATCTGCACAATGGCGTATTGTTACAGAAAATAATTTATCTTTAGGTACAGAGTTTAGTACAGGTAAAACCGGCAATGTTACTAATCAAAACCTTGATGCAAGTTGGTTAGTATTATTTGAAACGAATGGCGAAAGATATACAATTACATATCGTTCAATGCGATTTGTATTTGAAAGCGACAACGAAGTACGATTCTATTATGATTCAAATGATAAAATCTTTGATAATAAAACAGGAAAAGTTGTTAAAGATAGTATCACTGTATTAAATATTAATACACAGCCAGATAATCCTGCACCATTTACTCAAGACTTTAATTGGGAAATTGTTGATGCATACAGAGATGTTGATGGTTACGTTGATAGTAAAAAATTAGAAATAAGTTATTTTGATGACGACGAAGATGGCGTAGTTGATGATGCAGATCTGTTTGAAGAAATAGTTTCACCAGAAATAAATTCTACTAACAAATATATTATATTTAAAAAGTTTACTACAACAGACGGTGTAGAAGATTTTAATTATTTTTCAAACAACAACGACGAGATTATTATTTTAAACTCTAAATCTGAAGTTGCTCCATTTAGTACATATACTGATGGACAAATTTTTTATTATATAGATGTTGACATATTTGAAGTATTAGATAAATCAACATTAAGATTGCAAATTACAGCTGATTATAAAGCAAGAATAGGTAGAGAAAATTTAAAATTCCGTTACATTCATGCTGCAAGTTCTGAATCTAGAATTGACCCTAGTGCAAGTAATATTATTGATATGTACTTGTTAACTAGAAATTATGATAATAGCTTTAGACTTTGGTTACTAGAACAGTCAATAACAAAACCGCTACCACCTAGTAGCGACCAACTGTTTATTGAATACGGCGCAGAATTAAACAAAATTAAATCACTTACAGATGAAATTATATATCATCCAGTTAAGTACAAAGTACTATTTGGAAAAGAAGCAGACCGAGATTTGAAGGCTAAATTTAAAATTGTTAAAAACTCAGATAAAGTATTAAATGACAA